CTCAAATCATCCCATCCAAGAATTAGGCCCAGCCATTCCCCCGAAATTTTTAATTGGCTTAATTTTCTTTCTCTCTTTTGGAAATACTGCGTTTAGCTTTTGGTCCAATACTCTAGCAAAACAGTCGAGCATATCATCATGGGTTGAAACCGGAAAGGCTTGGTATTCATCTTCAATAAAGCTCTTTGTAAGGTCCACTGATTTTGATTCATTATTTATGTAATTTAGCTTTTCAGGAAGCCAGAACCTGTTTTGCTCAAATACGGGAACGAGCTTTTTTATTCTATCTTCTTTCGCTAAACTTCCGCCAAGTCTCGTTATGTTAAAACGATAGTTTTCCGTTTCCATTTTGTCTTCTATGTGTTCAATATCAGCTTGAAGGCCGTATTCTTCATATCCAACCCCTTGAGGCGTGTATTTTCTATGAAACTCAAAAAGCTTTCTAGCTTTCTCTGTAAGATTCATTCTATCTCTCACACAATCAATTAAGTAATAGTTTTGATCAGGCGCTAAACCAATCACAGCCATTACTGTATAGTCATTAGTTGTTTTTTTCTTTCCAGCCGGATCTACTAAAATGTATCTATTCCAGCCCTGCCATTCGATTGATTTATAAAATTTTAGCCATTCATCTTTAAAGCCCATAGATTTATCCGCCACTGGGTTTTGAAGCATCTGAGTGCCGAAAGTATAAGGCCCCATGTCTCTTCGTTTCTTCTTCAATGTCTCTTTGTCTAAAAACCTAGGCTCACCCTCTAAAGTCCCATCCATTGTTGCAGGATAGATTCTAGGGATCACTGAGCCGCGATCCATCATTGTTTTATAAGTGTCGTTTGCGTGGTATCTCGTGCCAATGTATCGTTCAACTCCACCTTTAGAGCCAAGGTTTAAACTTAGCTCCCAGGCACTTGTTACCTTCCTAATTTGTTCAGGCGTAGTTACAGATTCTCTTGTCACCACATCGTCATAAAGCAAGATTTTAAAGTGTTTTCCCGTTGGTTGACCGTCTACAACACCCCAGGCCTCTACGGTTGCTTCCTTCGGGTTTGTGTCTCTTTTAACGATGATTCCTGAATCAAGGGACCATTTTGGGGCTTCACTTTTTGGATTCAAATACAGAACGTCCGGAAAAAGTCCTTTCAAGAAAGTATTCCCCTCAAGCTCTCTTTTTATTTGATCTAAGAAACCTTTTGCAATTGGCCTTGTGTGAGAGAAAATCCCGATAGTTGTATTATTCGGATCTTTTAGAATGTCTTGAATACTTTTGCCGAAGGTGATTATTGTTGATTTATAATGCTCTCGAGCCCACAAATCTAAGTGTCCATTAGGATTAGCTTCAACTTCCCTGCAGCGATCATAAAGCCAAGGCTTATTAATATCAGGTCTTTTAAGGGCAACTGTTAAAAGAAAGAAAAGATCATTTAGACAAAGCTCTCTCATTGAATCAGTATGATTGGCTTTCAATACTTCTTTATAGATTTCGTTAGCTTGATCTCTAGTCAGATTCTGGCAAATCATTCTTTTTTTCTAGTTGTTCGATTCTATCTGACAAATCATAACTTTCCACTTTTACAGTAGAATTTGATTCAACTTCAGCTTCTAGTTTAACGTCTGTTTGGTTTCGCCAATTAATAAGATTCTTAGCTGTGAAGATTGCAAAGGTAGTATTTGCCGTGCCATTCATTCCGGTAACCACAAGAAAATTCTCTTGGTAATCCTTAGCTCTTTTATATATGCCGGAAAACTCTTCATGTTTATAGGTGCCATCTTCATTTTTAGCATTGGCCCATTCTAAAAGAGTATCTCGATTGACTCCAATTTTAATTGCAAAACCTGAAAGAGTGGGAAAATCGTTTATAACTCTTTCTTCAACTTCGTAAGATCCTTCTTTTGTCTTTATTTGTTTAGTTTCAATTCTATATGGATCAACGCTGAAATAATCTAGAAATTCCTGGCAGTATTCTTGTTTATACTTCGTAGGCCTTCCGCCTTTATTACCTGACTTCATACTTATATATTACTGACGCTCGACAATAATAAAACGTATTACTTGCCTATTACTTTGAAATTAAAATCACCCATAAGTAATATACAGGTATGCAAATAACTGAAGAACTCCCAAGATTAAGAAAGTCGATATTAACTGAGAGAATTACTTTGGCAATTACGCCTGAAATGAAGCGTGAGCTTCAGGATTTGAAGAAATATGAAAGCGTAGACACAGGCCGTTTAATTCGAGATTTAATTTCTAATTTCTTGAAAACAAAAGCTAGCTAGGCTAAAAAATTCTAACTGATCTTTTGTTGTTAAAAAAGGAAGCCCGGAAATTCGTCCGGGTTGTTCCACGTAAAACTTGCTGGAATTTATTTAATACACTTCCATTTCAAGCTCTTTATCCCATTTTCTAAAAGCCCCACATCGGCATTTTTGAAGCTCAACTCTACCTAGGCCTTCGACCTTGATAAATTTATGTTTGCAGAATAGTTTTTTGAAGAATTTTTTCATAATAAGTTGAGCAGTTTTCCACAGTGGCGTCGGGGAATCGAACCCCTATACGTTTTACATTGCAAATGTGTCGCTACCAATCCCAGCACAACTACACCACAGTTTCCACATACTCAGGTGGTTCAAGACTAGACGTGAGCTTGGGATCCTTTTCAAGGACCTATGTCCTCCACAGCGCCCACGCCGCCTTAAATTTAAATCAAAGATCTTACTGCGCAGTCTTTAGCTTCTAAAAGCTTTCTTAGGGCGGTAACACCTTCGGCATTATTTCCCATTGTTTCGCAAAGTTTTTCAGCCAATTCACCAAAGGGTTTGCTTACCGCTTGCAAATGCTCAGGTAAATGTTTGTATTCAAAAAATTGCATTAGTGGATTTTCTCTTAATTCTAATCCCATTTCATTCCCCTCCCGATTCACTAACTTCTAGTGAATACATTCATTAAAATCTAGTAAATGTATATACGAGCTAAATTTCCAATTGAATGATTTTAAATACTTACAACTTTATACATTCAAAAACTATTTTTTTTCGATATATACATATACATGATATAGCATTAACTTCTAGTTTTCCGATTCTTTAATTTCATCATTCAAGTCTTCAATCTCATTGTGCAAATCTCTAATCTCAAGTTTTAGAGTTTCATTTTCCGCTTGGAGTTTTTGAAATTCTCTTAAAGAAATTATATTAATACCCATAAATTTACTATCGCTTTTTTCTGGTTTACATTTACTGTATTGCGCCAAACATAAACGATTCAAATCGTGATAAAAAAAGTCTTCAAGACGACAATCTAAGTAAAGCTCTAGCGGTTTTTGACCTGTGACTCTTTCAACTTCATATATATAGGTTTGCAAAACCTCTAAAAAAGTTTTGTCTTTAAACTCGGTCATTTTCCACCCCAATCAACCTAGAAAGCTTTGCAAGCTTCTCCTGCTTAAATATCTCGACTAGCTTTCCTACTTTAAAAATCAGCGCAATTTGTTCTAGCATTATCTCTACATCTGCTAGTTCTTCAGCTATCTTTAGCGAGTTTTCTACGCCTCGATCATTTTTGCAAAGCTCTTTTGTAAGCTCTGACATTTCCTCAATACACATTAGAATTTGAGCTTCCATTCCGAATTTTTCTAGCGCTTTATCGTAAATTTCTTCTTCACTCACGCTCGGCCTCCAGCTCTTTAAGGGTTTGATAAGCCAAATTCTTAGTCTTAAATCCAACTTTAGACTGATCTGTCGTCAATCCGCTTGAAATTTTCTTCAATGAATCAACTGCAATTTCAAACTTAGATTTCAACTCCGCATTTTCCGCTTGGAGTTTTTCACTTTTCTTTTCAATTAAAAAATACGCTTCCTGAAAATCTAAAACTAATTCTTCATTTTCATCTAAAAAATCGTCTCTACCTTCGCACCCATAGCCTTTCAGCTCACCTTCTATGTCAGTGCTGAAACACGCATTGCATTTTACAGCGTGACAATATTCATCGCCTAATTGATCTTCATCAATATAATGGTCTTTTTGTGGTTTTATTTCACTCATCGCTCACTCTCCAATGCTATTTTGGCTTCCTCGATCAGACTAGTAATAAGTTTTTTAGCGTCTATATCATCTATGTTTCCGTCTCGAATATTATCGTGTAGATTAGTTATTTTCCTCAAAACATCCTCTGGACTATCTTGCTTAATTGTCCGAATGCTTGATTTGATTAGATGTGCTTTTTTGTCTGCATTTCTTATCTCATGCTCGCCCTTGCCAAAAACCAAAGCATTGTCAAATTGACGGCCTTCAACTTCTATCAACTCAGATTCATCAACGAGATACTTGCCTTCGATGTTTTCTTTTTTCACCATAGCCAAGCACCCCAAGCGTCAACTTATGGAAATCAGGCATTTCAATCTTTTTCATTCTCGGCCTCCAAGTCTTCCAAATGTTCCTCAGCAGTCATTTGACAATCGTCAAAATCATCACATTGATATTTTTCATGTTTGCCAGCTATTCGCTTTAATATCTCTTTAGATTTTTCAAGCTTCTCTTTCAAAGCTTCGTTTTCTTTTTGGAGTTTCTTCTCGTCCTTAGTATGCTCCAAAATATTTACATCACTGACTCTGAATCTAGAAACTTTTGTTTCATCAACACCACAACAAATGCACCTAACGACTTCCTCCATCTGGTGCAAATGAATCGTTTCCGTTTCCGCTGATACCACAGGAACATCAACCCATGTGTTTGATTGCAGACGACCAATAACTTTATAAATATATTTTTCATTATCTGAACCATATCTATGCTGTTCGATTTCAACTAAATCACCAAAATCAATATCTAACTCTCTCGCTTTTTCTTCACTCATAATCGCCCTTTGTTAAGCCGAACTCGGCACAGACTTCACAGTCACCAATTTCATCAAAGCAAGTCTCTAGATGCCAGCCGATAAGAAATTCTTTATCTCTTTTTAACTTTTCGTTTTCTTTTTGGAGATCTAAATAATCAGATAAATTCACCATTGCAGCTACAAATAAACAATCTCTTCTTGCTTCTTCTAAATCCTTATAAAAAGGCGCGAAATCTTTGTCACAATAGAATACTTCTATCGCTACTTTTTGATTTTTATACTCTCTCGCTTTTCCTTCGCTCATATTACATCCCCAAACTCATACTCTCTTAGCTTTAAAGTTTCATAATTATATTTCTGCCAATTCTCTTCTTTTACATTCTGATAAAGCTCTAAGACTGAAATAAAAACATCGTTTAAGCTTGGCAAAACAAACAAGCTATCGTCCATTGCTTCTGTGTGGCCATGATGAGTAATTTTAAAAATCTGCCTAAAACCTTCGAAAATTCTTTCGATAAGTTTATTTTCCATCAGTGTGTTTAGATTTGTAAAAATCCGGCTATCAAATGGGCCAAACTCAGAAACTACATATTTATAAGAAAAGTTTTCGTCTTTTCCATAGCTAAGCGATTGAATCCTGTAAATAATTGATGAAATGCTTTGCCTATACAAATTGATTTCCATTTCATCAGCGAGTAAGAACAAGTGCATTAGTAACTTTTGATTCATTTTTACCTCTATTAAAAGCCGAACGAAGGGAATATATATTCAATGATTTGAATTAACTTAATTAGCCCTATAACTAAAAAAAAGATTAATAATGTTTTAACTGTTTTATTCATTTTTCACCTTTCAATTGATTCTGTTCGATAAAAAACCAATATAGATTTGCCGCATCTATTAACTCACTTTTTGGGGGCATAAATTGGATAGCTTCAATTTCTTCACCAAAAATCTCGTTTTTAATTCTATATAGGTCTTGCCATGAATATATGGCCTTAGCGTCGGATCTTCTAACCATAACCCTTGTGTAAACACTTCCTTTTCTCTTAATATCGTGAAAAATTTGAACTATGTATTTATTGTTTTTGAACACTTGATCTGGATGGTGTCCTTTTAATTTTTCACTTTGTTTGACTAATTCTCGTCCTTCTATGGTCACATCCTTAAATCTGTCCCAGTTTTTCTTCTGTAGCCTATTACCAACTTTTTGTTGCGCTCGCCTTAATGCTCTACTCATAAGATCACCACTCTGAACTTGAAAACAACAATGGAAACTGTTCTTTCTCGGCTATTTGTTTTTTTAAAACCTCTGCATAGGTAGGCATATCTATCATCAAAATTTCATGTGCTTCTTTGACTGTATATCTTTCCTCTAGTTCTTTAAGCCTTTTAAAAAAATCATCTTCGTCAATATCAATCAGTTTTTTACTATTCATTTCTGCTTCGCTAATCTCAAATGGTTCTTCTAAAAATTCTTCTATGAACTTTTCATCAACAACACCGTTTGAAACTTGCACACAATAAAATTGTATTGCTTCCTCTATGTTTTTTGCTGCTACACAATCAACATCGTTTAACTGAAAAACCTTCATATTAATCTCCTATCTAAAAATAAAATATATTATTATCCAGAACAAACTGCCAAGAATTGGCCCTGTGATAAATATCCCAATTGCTTCATTAAGTTCGTGTTTCATTTTCGCCTTTCTCACGCATCAAAAGCGGTCCGCCATTAGGATTAGAAATATACTCAATCCCGGTGCCATAATCTTTAAAATACAACAAGCCTGATCTTTCAGAATTTTGGATGTCATCCGTTGGATCATATGGCTCATATGAATCGAAATTGCTATTGGAAACAATCCTATATAGAAATATCCCTATAGCTATTCCTAAAATAAAAATTAATAAATTCATTCTCAAACCACCTTCACAATCAAAGCCAACGCTATATAAAACCCCACGAAAAACACCGTAAAAAAATAAGCTATCATCAAATTTTGGAGTCTACTTTTGACTACTTTTTTCATCGGCAAACCTTCGGCTAAAAAATGTTGTATAAAAAACTAAATCAGGATCATTCATAGGCCTTGTAAAAACCTGAAGCCTTGAGTTTCTTTTTGCTACCCTTCTATAATCTTCATAAACGTAATAGGTATTTTCTGTAAATCCTCTAGCCTTCATCTTAGCTAGATTCTTTTCTCTCAACTCTTCACTTATCATAAAGCTTCTCGCAAATTGATTTCGGTAATTCAGATTGTTCAAAGCATCTCTTTAGGTCGCTTCTAAGTTTCCAATATTGAATTTGGGGATCAAGACAAGCCTTTCCACAAAACAGTAAAAAGACAATAAAAGCCCCTAGAAAAATATTATTTTCCATAAGTTTCCTTTGAGGTGCCCCCCGAAGGGGGCTTATGCGAATTGGAATAAGTAGTTTGAAAACTTAATCTAGATTTACGATTTATAAATTGCAAATTAATTCTCCTAACTGAGTGTATGCAGAATTTGTTTATAAGCTTTTTAATTGTGGAAGATCTTTAAGGCTCATTTTGATTGTATTTGTCGATTCGGTATTTGTAGCCTTGAGGATTTTAAAATATTCAGCATGGTTATCTGTCCACTCGCCTACGCCGTTAGCTTTATATTTTCCAGCAATGCACTTGCACCTAAAGGCAAACATTTGCAAATCTTCTCCCCTGCTAACTGCGTCCATAATGCCAGTATTAGCGCACCAATCGCACTTTCTGCCCTTGGTAAAATTGTTTATGATCTTCTCTCTTCTCTGAACTGCTTTGTCGAAAATTGCGTAGGCTGACTTTTTTAGCTCATTGATCGTTGGAGGCGAGAAATAATTTTTCAAAATAAAATCTACAAGCTCTTCAATTTCTTCATGCGAGAAATGCTTAAGCTCTTGATGAAAGGCCCCAATTCTAACTTGTGGGAATTTTTGTTGGCCAAAAAGTTGAACGACTGGCTCAAAGACTGTGGCAAATTCGATGCTATCCATTTCTTTTAAATCCATTTAAGAATCCTCGCTTCGAGCTAATCTTTTTTTGTTATAGTCGTTTAATTGTTTAGTCATATCTAGAATCCTGGCTTGTCTTTCCAGCTCTTCTCTTGGCTTTGCGTAATCAATAATTTTGGCTAGCGTTACTGAGATATGCTCGGCCCCATGTCGATTTCTAAGATCAAACTTGATATATTTTGATGCGCCTTTTCTAAATTCGATTTCGTTTATTTCAGATTCAACCCAATTTGAATATTCCGTAATTTGTTTATCTTCCAACTCAACACCGATGAAAGTTGCAAAACTTAAAATAGCTTTTCTCATTACAGCTCACCTCTTTCGATTTTCTCAAAAAGGATTTGATGATTTTCCAAAAGTTGCTGGTTTTTTGTCTTCTTTTGTGACGCTACGCTATTCTTACGATCAATGTAGTCAAGATAGTACAATCCACGCTCAGGCGAGCCGATAAACGTGTCTAACGAGGTCTTGATTGGTCGGTCGGTTTCAACCTTCAAAACTTCGCCATAGTTTTTGATCGCCTCTAGCAGGTTTTCTTTTTTTTGCGGTGAGTTTATGTGATTGGAAATTTTCGTCCTGGCATTGCCCATGGCAGTGGTGCCCGTTGCTTCGATCCAGAAAGCTTTTGCAACTTTAAAAAAGTCTTCAAGCTCAGATTCCTTGTTGGAGTGTTTGCTTTGTATTGCATTGCTTTGTATTGCATTGCTTTGTATTGTATTGCTTTGTATTGTATTGGCATTGCTTGGAGCATCGCTGAGCATTGCTTGACCTATGCTTGGAGCATTGCTTGGAGCATTCACTTGCTCTTTATTTTCATCTGAGCGAATTTCTTTGGTTTTACTCCACCTTTTTGCAGCCGCTTTTTTTGCCTTATTACTAGACTTCTTTTTATTTTCTATATGCTGCCGATTTCCCTTTACTCTAAAAGTACCATCAGTTTTTTTCTCTAAAAGATTTATTCTGGGACTTGTTAAGGCGCTAATAAATTTTTTCCCAACCTCCTCGCAGGATATTTCCGCCCAGTCCAAGATTTCAAAGAAAGTCCCCGAGTCGGCCATTTCTTCTTGCGAATTTCTCCAAAGCCAAATACAGGCAACCAAAGCCTCTTCCTTCGTAATGGCCCCCTCCATTTTAGCAGCAATTTTTCCGTGCTTGTTTCTTATCAAAAACTCATCATCTATATTAGTCCACGCCATTACTCCACTCCCCCGATCTCAAGCTGGCCTTGTTTTTGATGTCTAAGTTTTT